CTAATGCTAAAGTTGCAGCTGATGCTATAGACACGGATCAATTAGTTAATGATGCAGTAACTGCTGCAAAACTTGAAAGAAAATTCACAATAAGCACATCTTCTCCTTCAGGAGGCAATGATGGAGATATTTGGTTTAAATACTCATAGGAGTTTGAATGGCTAATACTTATGGAAAAGTAGGAGGTACTTTTCAAGAAGCAGATGAAGTATATGCAAAAGCATCAGGCACATGGCAAGATGTAGATGAAATCTATGCTAAAGCTTCAGGTACATGGGAATTAGTTTTTTCATCTTTTGAGGCAACCTCTTTCACTACATTAAGTTCAGGTTCAGGAACATTTTCAGTACCAGCAAAAGCAAACGCTATACACATTCAAGCTGCTGTTGGTGGTGGTGGTGGAGCTGCGGGAGGAGCTGACTATGATAAAGCAGGTGGAGAATCTGCTGGAGCAGGTGGAGGATCTGGAGGTTATGTATCTGATCAAATTTATTCTGTAACCGAAGGTGAAACATTAACATATTCAATTGGATCAGGTGGAGCAGCAGGTAATCAAACAAGTAATTTTAAACAACCTCGTATTGCATCTCCAGGTACTAACACAACTTTATCAGGATCAACCACAGGAACTATTTTTACATTAACTGGTGGTGGAGGCTCTTCTGGAACAGGAGGCGGTGTTCAAGGACCACTAAGAACAAACACTGCAGGAACCGCAGGTACAGGGACTGTTTCTGTAACACCTATTACTTCAGGTAATTTTAGAGATTCAGATGGCATTACAAAATCTGTAACTACTAATACATCAGGACCCGTAGGTTCATTTAATCAATCAGGTAATGGTGCATCAGGAAATTTATCAGGTTCTGGAAACTGCGGTGGAGATAATTGTAGAATAAGCGGTTTTAGCGGAGCTTCTTCTTATGCGGGTAATATATCTGGAGGAGCTGGTGGTTCATCTTCAGGAAGTGGTACAGCAGGAGGTGCAGGTACAAGAGGATCTGGAGGAGGAGGTGGAGCTGCACAGACTAATACTGGATCAACCAATGGTGGTGTTGGTGGAAACGGTGAAATTAAATATAGATTTTTAAAAGTAAACTAGTATAAAGCCTTTATGGCAAATATTACTAAATGGTTTGGTTATCCAATCTATATAACTTCAATTAAAAACTTTGAAGAAATAAACAAAGAAATAATACCAATAATAAAAGATAATATTACAGCAACCAATTCCCAATATTCACGAACCACGGACATAAAACCAAAAGAACTTCAATCTATAGATGACAATTTACATTTAGATAAAAGATTTAATAAGCTATTTAAAGAAATAGAACAGGGTATTAGAGGTGCTCTTTTAATGCAGAATTATGATATGGGTATTTTAGAAGCTTACATAACAAAATCCTGGGCAACATATTCTACTAAAGATCAGTTCATTTCATATCATAGACATATGAGTAGTCATTATTCTTTTGTCTATTATCCTTATGCTGAAGATCAAGGTAATCTATTTTTACTAGATGATGAAGCACATAAAGTAGGTTTAAATATTCCAAGACGAGATCCTTATTTTACTAAATGGGATGACACTAATTTTGCTAAAGCCGAGTACCCTGCAGCTACAGGTAATTTAGTTGTATTCCCATCTATGATATTTCATGAAACAGGAAAGAATACTAAAGATCAAGCACGTATATCTATTTCAGGTGATATTATGATTACTATGAAAGAGGGTATAAAATCTGAACATAATATACCTTCCCCGTCTACTTGGAAGAAGCTTTAATATGTTGTAAAATGGCATTATGCCATTAAGAAATGTAAATATTGTACCAGGATACAATAAATCAGATACACCATCAGGAGCACAAGGTCAGTGGATTGATGGAGATTTTGTAAGATTTAGATATGGTCAACCAGAAAAAATAGGTGGGTTTACTGCAATTGGACAAGAAACAATAGCAGGACCTGCAAGAGCACAGCATACTTGGAATGATTTAGAAGGTAGAAAGTATGCAGCCTTAGGTACATCAAAAGCGTTATACATTTATTATGAAGATAAGTTTTACGATATTACTCCATTAGATACAGCTATCACTGGTGCTACTTTTGATTCAACTTCTAGCTCTAATATAGTTACTGTAAATAAAACTACACATAATTTAGAAGTTGGTGAATATATAACTTTTACAAGTGTAACTATACCAGGCACATCTTCTTTTACTGCATCTGACTTTGAAGATTATACTTTCGAAATTTTAACTGTTCCAACAACAGGAACCTTTACAATACAAATGAAAACAACTGAAACAGGAACACCTATGTCTGCAGGGGGATCCGCAACTATAAACCCATATGTAGAAATAGGTCCGACTATACAAACCTACGGTTATGGTTGGGGTACAGGCACCTGGAGTAGATTAACATGGGGATCAGGAACTACATCATCTAATGTTATTCTAGATCCAGGTTCATGGTCATTAGATAATTTTGGAGAACAACTCATTGCAACTATTAAAGATGGTAAAACATTTGTTTGGGATCCAGGTATATCTAATCCTTTAGAACAAAGAGCAACAGTTATGACAGGTGCACCGACTGCATCAAGGTTAACTATTGTATCTGATCGAGATAGACATGTAGTTCATTTTGGAACTGAAACAACTATTGGTGACACATCAACACAAGATCCGATGTTTATTAGATTTAGTGATCAAGAAAATTACAATGTTTATGAAGCAACTTCAGTAAATACTGCAGGTACATTTAGACTGGATACAGGTAATAAAATTGTAGCAGCAGTATCTGGTAAAGACTATAACTTAATTTTAACTGATCAAGCTGCGTATACCATGCAGTTTGTAGGTCCACCATTTACTTTTTCTATTAGACAAGTTGGTTCTAACTGTGGCTGTATTGGACAACACGGTGTTGTTTATGCAGATGGTCAAGTATTTTGGATGGGAACAGGTGGAGGATTTTTTAAATTTGATGGTACAGTAAAACTATTACCTTCTTTAGTAGAGGATTTTGTATTTAGTACAACAGGTAATAATGTTGGTATCAACTATGCTTCTAATGAAATTATATATGCATCACATAATTCTTTATTTAATGAAATAGTATGGTTCTATCCTTCGGGTACACCTTTAAATAGTCCTTCTACACAAAACAATAGATCTGTAGTATATAACTATGTGGAAAATACATGGTCTACAATGAGTTTAGCTAGAAGCACTTACGCTGATGCTTCAACTTATGATAATCCATATGCAACAGAGTACAGCGCAACAGGCACACCAACTATTTCAAATTTAAGTGGAGCTACTAATACTTTTGGTGCATCAACTTATTTTGCACAAGAAGTAGGGTTAAACAAGATAGCTTTAGATGGCACTGAAACTGCTATTGCAGCTTACATTCAGTCAGGTGATTTTGATTTACCAACAGATGGAGATGGTGAGTATTTACTTAGAATATCAAGATTCATACCTGATTTTAAAAACTTACAAGGAGATGCAGTTGTTACTATTTTTTTAAAAGATTATCCTGTAAATACTGGCGCATCTTCACAATTAGGTCCTTTTACTATAAACTCTAGTACAGAAAAAATTGATACAAGAGCTAGAGGACGATTAGCTAGTTTAAAAATAGCTAATACTGCTAATGATGAAACATGGAGATTTGGTACATTTAAAGCAGATATAAATGTAGATGGTAGAAGATAATGGCAAAAATAAACGTATACGTACCTGAACCTCCACAAGAATATTCAGTAGAAGGTTTTAGACAAATAAACCAAGCATTAGAGACTGTTGAAAATCAATTAAATACCTCTTTTCAAGAAGAACTAAAACAAGAAGTAGAAAGATTTACATGGTTTAACATGAGGTTTGGTTGCTAATGTCTGGATGTAATAATGTTAATCCAATAACAGGTGGAAGTACAGTTGATGACATTCCATTTTATTTAGCTGTACAGCAAGGTAAAGTTCCTGGTTACACTATGATTAATAAATTTGGATATAATCCTAGTATCGGTTCAGGTGCTTTTGAAACTATTTGGGAAACAGGAGGCGACTATCCTTGGCAATCTACAGCTGTTACTGTTGATGTTGTTAGTGATGATACTAATGACGATGTAGCGGGAACTGGTGCTAGAACTTTAAGAATACAAGGTTTAGATGGTTCTTATAATTTAGCTGAAGAGACAGTTGACATGGATGGAACAACTACAGTTACAACTACACAAACTTTTTTAAGAGTATTTAGAATGTCTGTTGAAACAGCAGGAACATCTGGAAATAATGAAGGTACAATTACAGT